CGGAATGGCAAATTTAAAGAGCTTGCCGAGGTTTGAAATGCCGACACAAAAAACATCGTCCGCAGATATGCACTTATAGGGTAAATCAATCAGCAAATATGCACTGCTTGCTCCAATTGTAACGGCATTCATTTTGACGGTTGCACTAACGATTACGATGTCACCAATCGTCTTATATGTACAACTTGCACTTTTGATTTTATCGGTAATGGTTGAATACGGTGTGAGTGTTGATGTACCACTTTCAATATTTGACGAATCGTATTTAGTCGCCAAGGCGGTTTTATCTGCTTTAACAAGCAGAGCGCTGTAAACCGTACCGCTCGTGAGATAGCACGGGCTATTATTTTTGGGTTCGCTGTCGAACGGCATTGAATCGAGCTTTCGGGCAAGTTTTTTGTTTGTTTCTTCTCTCGTGTATGCGTTCGTAATGCCGTACCCTGCGAGTGTAGTTGACTTATCGGCTTTTTTCGCAAGATTTGCGTCAACCGTATCAAGCCTTGCTCCGAGCGAACTCTGACCGCCTCTTGCCGTGGCTATTTCAGACTTCACGGCTTCAAGGCTTGCTTCATCAGCGGTAAAGCGTGTGTTTAGGTCGGCTGAATCACCTCTTGCCGTGGCTATTTCGGTTTCAAGTGCAATTGCTCCGTCTGTTGCCCGTTCAATCCCCTCGTCCATATGGTTGAGGTTATCGGCAGTCAGGGGAGTTGCTGTTGAGGGAGTGTTTTCCCAGTTAATTCGTGTGTATTTGTTCAATTTTTATTCTCCTTTCGCTGTGATTTTGTCTGTGAGTGCCTGTATGCCTGTAAGCTCTCTTGACAGCACATATGATGTCACGGTTGCGGTTTGCGGAGTGCCGTCAGCGTTATAGGCATAGTTGCCGTCAGCGTCGGTTACATAATATTTAATCTGTATCATATCGCCCGGCTCAACCCACAATCTGCCGTCAAGGGTTGCCTCGATAGGCTTATAAATTTTATGGTGTATTCGCTTGCCCGTATCGCCTGAAAACAAATTTTCAAACTTATGTATCCACGCACCGCCTTCGTTATCGTTTTCCTGCCATACAAGAATGTTATCTGTCATATCATAGGTTTTACCGCCTAAAAACTTGTAGCTGCGCACTTTTGCGGTTCGTGTAGAACCTCCGATTGCAAAGTCAACAGTCCCGTATGTACCGCTTGATTTTTCGTCAGCGTTGAATGCCTCGTAAAAGTCATATTTTTCTGCTTTTGTTGTATCGGTTTCAAGGTTGATAAAAACAATGTTGCCGCCTTTTCGGTTATCGGGTTTAACAAAAGCAAACACACCGAGCATTTCCGCTGTATAATTAAGCAATTGACCGTAATTAACCTTTTCGGAATCATTAAGCCATACTTTGTTAAAAATTTTCATATTCTTAACAGTCAGATTCTCAGCCTTGTTGATAACCTCGTTAAGTAAACTGTCGGATAAAAAACGGGCGTCAGGTTGACCGCATAGGTTAGTAAATTTTTCAGAAACCATTGCCAACAGTGTAAAGACCGAAGTGCTGTTAGAATTGTTATTCCAGAGCTTTTGCAGAGCGTTTGTACAGTCGGTTTCATAAAGCTGTGAAATCACATCATAAGCGGTTATGCTGATTTTGTTCTGATCCGTTTTATTGACCTCGGCTTTGTCAATCATACCGTTAAAAATGCACCACGACTTTGTTGTCACGGCTTCGCCCGGATAGAGCGTGTCGCTCGGATATAATGAACTGCTCGGCAGTATCGGAGAGCCTGACGGAAAAGTTTGTGTCAGCTTAACTAAAATCCAACAACCGACAAGTTTTGAAACATCAAAGGTTCTGTCAACGGTGTTTAGCAGTCCAATCTTGAACTCAGAGGCAATGCAACCGCCAAACTTCAACTTATTTTCGTCACAAATCGACTGTTTAAGGCTCATACTTTCGCTTTCAATGTTGGTTTCGGTGATGACATCAAACTTGCTGTCGGATGAAAAGATTTCGAGCTTATTTGAAATAAGTTCGTTAATGATTTTCTGCTTGTGCGCACTTGAAACGGATAGCAATCTGTCACCCCCTTAATACTCAATAAAAGTGAAAGTCACGGCATTGTATATGATGTTGTTTTTGGTGATTTTCTTGACCTGATAGGTGATGTCGGGCATATAGGCGGTCATTGTGCGATATGCAAGAAGTTCATCGTCCCAGTATTCAATGCGAAGTTTTCTTTGTTGAGAGTTATCCCACGAACTGTTCAAAGCACTTCTAATTGACTGCATTTGTGCAAGGGTGAGTTCATCAACGGTTGTAAACTCAATTCTCGACTTGTAATTTGGCGAAGTTGTTCGGTGCAGAAGATTGTTGCTGTCACGGTATGCCTTGATTTCGGTTCTCTGGAGCGGAGTGCCGTTGTAGTTATCCTTTGCAATAAGCTCGTGCGGAAACAGCTTACCGCTCTTAGGGAACCTTATTAAATAACCTTTAAAATTTGCCATATCATCATCTCCTAACCTAACGCACCGACACCGTGACGCTTTTTGACTGCGTTGTTGCGTTTTACAATGTTGTTAAAAATCACCTCGCCGTCAAGATTTACAGTAAGGTTAATGTCACCGCTGTCACCTGTTGAGCCTATCTCTGCCATAGCCTCAATAAGTGCCTGTTTGATAGTTGAAATCGGCGAAACAACCTCAGCCTCACGCTTGTTATCACCGAGTACGGCAAGAAATTCACCATAATTTGCCGGAACAACCGTACCTGTGGCAAGTCGGGGAACTGTAATGTTAGGCAGTCCAACATTGCCGTTTACGCTTCCTAACGCTTCATAAGCAATCTTTGCCGCTGTACTCATTCCGCCTGAAATAGCACTGCCGAGGCTGTTGAACGGATCTATAAAATTGTTTAAGAAGTTTTGAACAACACCTAAAAATCCGTTCATAGGCTTTTTTACAGCACTCTTGATACCCTCAAAAGCATTTGAGAAAACGCTTGAAATCGGATTGATATGTGTTGAAATAAAGCTAAGCAGTCTTGCAAGCGGATTTTTCAAGGCATATATTCTGTCACGAATGCCGTTTGCAAGACCTTGAACCGTGTAACCGCCTCTTTCATACATTTCTGTTGACGGCGAATGAATTCCCATCGTGGTATCATATTCTGAAAGCACAATAGAAGCAAGACCGTGACTGTTTGTGACAAGCGCACCTTCGTATGCTTCTGTACCCTCAACAAGACCAAGGACCGTGTTTTTACCCGTATCTTTTGCGGCTTTTTGCAAATTGTTCAAGGATTTCCATTGAGATTTTTGAATTTGCTCTGTGTTAATCATTCCTGCGTTGTAAGCCATAAGAACAGCGGCGGCATCCGAATATTCGCCCTTAACTACCTTTTGTACATCCAAAAGATCATCACTGGTCATCGTGAGCTTATTTAAGGCGGCAATTGTCTTATTTACAGAAGATGTAGCACTTTCCAGTGACTTTGTTTTGCTCTGAATATTCTCAAAGTATTCAATGCCCTCTTTCCATAAAGCGTCGTTTTTAGCACCGCCGCCAAAATAGTAATTTTCAAGTGCTTGCATACTTTTACCGTTTTTCTCAAGCCATTTTTTTAGTTTTTTCTGTTCGTTTTCAAGGTCTTTCTTCTTGCTGTTATAATCCGACTTTGCACTGTTGTATTCTTTTGATGCAAGAATTCGTTCTTTGCTGTTTTCAGAAGATAATTCAGCTAATGCGGCACTATTTGCAAGCTGTTGGTATTTATCAATTGTATTGTCAATTGCATTACGAACTTCGCTTAAATCGCCGTTCAGGTGCAACTTGCCGTCACTACTGATTGACACATAGTTATTCCAAGTGTCGCTAAAACCGTCAACATTGCTTTTAAAATATGTAACAATAGTTTGTAACTGTGCCTGCTCTTCAGGAGTAAGCGTAGCTTTCTGCAGAAGTTCATCAAGTTTCTGTTGGTAACTGTCAACAAGTGTATTGTCTGCATACAAGCTGTCCATTCGTTCAAGAGTGTCTGACAAATTATCCTCAATACCTTGCGTAGTTGTATCAAGCCTTGATTTTATACCGTCAATTTCATCAGCAAATTTTTTAGCTTCGGAATTACTCCAAACAAGCTGATTATATACAGTAACTGCAGTCACAAGTCCGGTGATGGCACCGGCAACGGCTAAGATTGGATTTGCAGAAACAGTTGTCAAAAATAACTTTATAGCATTTTTGACTTTGTCAATTCCGCTTGCAATCGCTTGTCCTGCCTTGAAAACAACAACAGCTGTACCGACTGCAGTAATGCCGCCTGCGATAGCGTACAAGGTTTTGTCACTAATAGATTTAACTATTTTGCTTAACAGTTTCAACGCTCCTGCAAGGGCTTCTACAAGTTTTGGAACTGCTTCTTCAATTGTCCATTTTGCAAGTGGGAGAAGAATATTCTTGTATGCCTGTTTCAGCTTATCTCCGCAGGCTTTGAGCAAATCTCTGAACGCCTGTCCGAGGTCGGCAACGGCTGATACAAGCGGTGACAAATCAAGACTTTCAAGCCATTCAAGGCGAATTTCTGACATATCGCTCAAAAAGCCTGTGATATCTTCAACAATGCCAAGGATTGCTTCCCAAATCTTTTTGCCCGATTCATTTTTGTCCCAAGCCTGTTTGATTTTAGTCCGCAGAGTTTTGGTGTAGTTGTTGCAGTTTTTGATAATATTCAGAATATTAGTCCAAATTCTCTCACCGGTGCCGTTATTCCAAACCTTGCGGAAATCCTCTGCGATCGTGTTTACAAGTTCAAGCAAGCTGTTCCATTTGTCGATAATGGATTGCACAACCTCGTCACCAAGTCCTGCCTTATTCCAAGCCTTTGTAAACGCTCCCGAAATATCACCGATGATGTCAAAAACATTTTTCAAAAGCTGTTTGATGTTTCCGATAATCTTTTCGCCTGTGCCGTTTTTCCACACTCTCTTCCACGATTCACCGATTGAAACAAAAGCATTTTTCAGATTATTCAAGGCTCTTTTAATGCTGTCAAAAACCTTGTTTGTACGCTTTTCAATCGCTGTTGCGGCAGTATCAAGTGCGTTAACTGCGGCTTTAGAGGATTTCTTTGTGGGGCTGTTTACTGCTGTGCTGTCATCTGATGAACTGTTTTCAAGGCTCATCACATTGAGCCTGTCAAATCCTTGAAGATTGTCTTTAATTTCCTTTGTCTTTTTCGATGTTGTGGCAAGTGCAGAGTTTGCACTCTTTGTTTCATCGGTGAGGTCTGTCATTTCAGAGCTTGCGGAATTGTCGGTTGCAGATGAATAGCCGAAAACCTGTTCCGTAAAGCTTTTGAATTTTTCCGTTGCAATATCTAATTTTTCGATAAAGGAATTAAGATTTTTTAACAGCGGAGAAAACACATTGATAAGACCCTGACCGAGTGTTGCTTTCAGGCTGTCAAGTCGAAGCTGTAAAATTCTTGTCTGATTCGCCCAACTGTCCTGCGTTCGGGCAAAGTCACCCGTCGCATTGGCGAGCTGGTCTTGAACAAACTTGTAACGCAATGTTACTTTTTCGGCTTCAGTCATTTTGGCTGTAGTCTTACCGTAACCGTTTGCAAGAGCATAGCTGTCAAGTGCGGTCTGCGTCATTACGATGCCTAAATCTTTTAAAGTTTCGGTTTCGCCCGAAAATACTGATTTAAGTTTTGTATAGGCTTCGTCCTGTCTGATGTTGTAGAATGACGCAACATCGCCTGCAAGTCCTGTCAGCGTGGTTGACATATCATAGGCTTCTTTCTCTGTAAAACCGAAAGCCTCAGCCATTGAGCCGAAAGTACCGACATACCGCTTTGCCATTGTTTCGGACAAACCAAAAGAATTAGCTGCACTTTTTGCCCACTTGTCAACCTGTTTGGTCATTGCCGGAAAAGTAACATCAACAACATTCTGCACCTCCGCAAGGTCAGAACCAAGCTCAATGCACTCTTTGCCGAAATTTGTAATTGCATAAGTGCTGAAAGCTGTCAACAAAGTTTTGTAAAGTATTTTTGCTTTGCTCTGTAACTTATTCAAAGAATTGTTTACAGTATCAAAAGATTGTACAATTTTACCATTGCTTAGTGACATAGCCGCTTGTACATTTGATGACGCTTTTTTTGAGCTATCTCCAATTTTTTTGTTTGTGTTTCTTGCACTATCAGAAACAGTAGAATTTACTCTTTCCCACGCTTCTTTTGTAGCTTCCGATTGAGAAGCACCCGCTTTTTTTAAAATAGAAGCAATCGACATTGCTTTCGATTTTGCACTTTTCTCTGTGTCTGATAAAATACGCTGAATTTGCGCATTTGTATCTGAAACACTATCCTGCACTTCCTTTTGGGATTGTGAAACGGTTTTATTGATTTTTGTTGCTCCGCTGTTAAGTCCGCTTGTATCAATTTTTGTATCAAATCTCAAAATACCGTCAACCGCCATATTTTCACATCCTTTCATTTAAAAATGGGCATAAAAAAGCACACACCATAAAATGAATGATGTGTGCCTATAGCAATATTTACTTTTTAAAGTTGTAATTATAACGGTGAGCAAGGCACTCACCTTTTACTTTTGCATACCTTTGTGTGTACGGTTCAAGCTCGTTCAGTTCCCGAAGTTCTTCATCTGTATAGTGCAAATCAACACCGTACTTCATAGCTTCATCTGACAAGCGTTGAAAATTCTTTGAGTTTAAATTTTTCATTCGTGTGAATCCGCCCATTGATTTTGGAGCTAATTCAGGCAAATTTTCGCAAACCCAAGAATACTGATTTCTGCTTTTATCTTTGATTTTGTTCAATCGTAATCGGTACGGTTCGTACCATTCTTCGATAGATTCTTCACTGACAAAATAATTGTACTCTTCCAGTTCCTGCGGAGTTCGGTCATCTATAAAAGGACGATTACTGTACTCAATGACATCAAAGTCGCCGACTGTCAGCTTATCAATACCGTAAATAAAAGGTGAAAATGTAATTCCCTGACAGGTGCAACCGTAGTTTCTCGGCATTTTAGGAAATCGTTTGTCTTTTCCCAAAATACTGAATACTCTTCCACGATATTTTGCACATTCAGAACAACAACCTAAATGATAGCTTGCTTCCACTAAATCAGTGCCAAGCTCTTTTGCATTTTTTAAATTTATCTCTGCGACTTTGTCAAGAAAATCACCCTGTGTGATTTCTTTATCACTTATCGGAACTTTTTTGTTCCTAAACCAAGATATAAATGACATTTTCACCTCAGACAAAATCGACATATTTAGCGTCAACGATAATTATGCTTTCATCAGAATAGTAAGTAGATTTTACTTCTCTTATTGTTCCGTAAATTTCCACCTTTTGATTTCTTTCGTAATACTCAGCATCACCGTGTACATCTATAAGATTTCCGCTTTTATCTTTCAGTACGAACCAAGTTCCGTCATCTTTACAGAGAGAAAAAACAGTGCCTGTAAATTTGCAATATAAACCCTCATATCTATTAGGAGCAAAAAGAACATCATCATAGTCGTACTCGTCACACAACTCTTTGTAAGTTGCTTCTCGTTCAGCAGGTGACATTGTAGTTGTTTTCTGAAATGTTGTAGGAACTTCCGTTGTTTCTACTTCTGTTGTTTCTTCAAAATCATCATCTAACAACGAACTGCTTTCCGCTGTTGTACCGCAACCAACAAGCGATACTGCAAAAACTGCGGTTAATGCTAACGCTATGAGTTTTTTCATCATTCATCCCCCTAAATGTTAAAACAATATAGTTTTTATTTAATCATACACTAACATTTAGGGAATGTCAACAATATGTGATAAGATACTACACTACACGAGCGAATTTATGAAGTCAAGTTCCTCTTTATCTTCTGCTGTGAGTTTGGGCTTTAGGTCGATAAGTTCTTTATGTTCGCTGTAAAAATCTCGTTCGGTTTTGTCGAGTTTCTTATGCTTTGCCTTTTTGGTGCGTATTGAAATCACCTGTGTAAACAAGCCGTCACCCACTTCATTGAACAAGCCGAGAAAAGTCCACCAGTGCATATAATCGACTGTGCGTGTTTCCACTCCTGCAACCTTATTGAGAGCAGGGAAGATTATATGTCCGTCCTGTTCCCAATCAAGCACACGAACGGGGAGCTGTTTGCCCTGCGGAATATCTCCGCCGTCAAGATACCAAGTTGCCCTGTCAAGTGCCTTTTGGTAATTTTCGGGGATTTCCTTGTAAAGGCACTCGACACACACTCGGCATTTTTCAAAATCGTTCAGATCATCGTCTGCATAGGCTTTGAAAATCAGCAGAGCAACACGGAAGTCGGAATTGATTTCGTAGTTTCTACCGTCAACCTCAAGGCTTTTCGGCAGTAATTCAATCACTTTTTCACCTGTGAAGTGTATTTGCCAACTTTCTTATTGGAAATTTTCTGTGCCGATTCAAAATCAGCCTGCATAACAGGAATAAGCACTTCAAGGAAGTTTTCAAAAATCGGCTTACCGCCCGCAAGTGAAAGACAGTTAATTTCACCAAAGGCAACCGTGCAGACATCCGAACCGAAAATGTAGTTAATCTGTTCTCTGATGTCCTTGTCGCACTCGGTGATAAGCTGAATTGCATCTGTGTTTTCAGCTTTTTCAGCGTTTTCATACTTCTTCTGAATCTGCTCAATATTCTTGACTGCCTCGTTGAGCCTTGCAAGAATGCCCACATCCGCGGTATTGATACGGATTACTGCGTTTTCATCATCGCCAATCTGATACTCCTTGTAACCTCTGTCAAAAACAAGTTTCTGCATAAATCAATCCCTCCCCAAAGATTAAACCGTTGCGGTAAAGGTCGGCACTTTCTTCTCAATTGTAGCCGTACCCTGCTGTCTGTCGCCGTTAAATGCGATGTTGAACGGAATGTTCACACCGCCCTGAGCACCGCCGTAGGACTGTGGCTTTACGATACAGGTTTCAGTCCAAGCGTCATACGGACCTGTCTTTTTGTCTACTAAAACTTCAAGAATTGCAGTCTTGCAGTCATCACCTGTAAGGCGGTTCATTGCAATATCCTTAATCTTTTCATAGATTGCATCGCCTGTGTTTGCGTAATAAGTGTCTGCGTCAATTGACGGTTCATAGCCGTTATCGTTTACAACCGTTTCATCAAGAATGTTCTTGACTGTTTCTGTGTCGGGGTTGAGTTCAACGGACATATCCTCGATGTCACGACCAATCAAAAACCACTTAGGGGTTTCGCCACCAAACGATGCGTCTATGTAGTGCATGAGATAACTTCTTTTGAGTTTACCGATATCGGGTGTTGCTGCCATAATTAAAATTCCTCACTTTCGATTTTGTAATCTGCGGTAATCTGTAACTGATACATTACATTACCAATTAAATTGCTGTCGGGTATGTCATAAAGCATACCGTTTGAACAGGTTATTTTTGTGAGCGTACCTGCAAGCTCATTGTCGCCAACCGTTACGGTCAGCGTTTGCCCTTTTGCCTGTTTTTCAAGCCACAGCTGTAACTCGTTAATAAGTCCGCTGTTGGCAAGGCGGTCATAGTCATTAACCGACTGATAAACAGCGTACAAGATGAATGTGTGCTGTCGCTCCTGATTGCCGAGAACATCGGATTTAATCAGTGTGTCGCCTGTCGGAGATAAGCCGTAGCTGTCGGTGTCGGGGGTTGTGTAGTCAATGTGCAGGACATCGTTCAGCTTTGGAAAGCTCATCACAATGCTCTGCATAAGTTCAATTATGTTCATTCTGCCGTACCTCCTGCCACTTTAGCAGTACCCTGTAAAATCTCTTTTTTACGGTCGGCTTTCATTCGTTCAAACCACATCTTGCCGGCAAGAGGGTGCTTTGCCCGAGAATAAACAAGCATTTTACCTGTGGGGTGTTTCTTCTGTCCTTTAGGGCTGAAATAGCCCACAATAACACCGTTTTCCTTAATCGGGATATTGGGACCGTAAACCTTGCCGTAGTAGAGATACCTCGCATACGGTGTGTTCTGATGAATTTCACCCGAACCTATAACCGTTGAGAGGGTTGCCGACTTTTCAAGCACGCCGTTTCTGAATGGTGTATAGGGTTTCATCAATCGTAAAACCGTGCTGTCAACATACTTTTGCACCTTTAACACATCGGCATTTTTGCGGACTGCAAACTTTTTATCCCAGAGGAAACCTGCCATACCGTTTTTTGACTTGATGACAAAATCGGGCGGTTGAACAATCTTCATGCAATCACCTCGCCGAAATTTTGATGTGCTGTAAATCGGTTACGCCGTAGAGCTTTTCATCAATCGACATAACCGCATAGCACCTGTGTTTTTGCTTTAGCGTTTTAAGGCTCTGTGACACGCTCTGAGGGTTTGAATTATCAAAGATAAAATTACTCTCGCCCTTAATAATAATGTCCTGTGCGCTGTTCTGAGGGGTGCAGAGCTGACCTGCAAAAAGGTTTTCGCTCGGCTCTAAAAAGTCGGGTAAAAGCCCTGCGGATCCAATCGGAATATACACCGTCACGCTGTCAGCGTTCTGCATTCCGCTTTTAAGCACATTGCGAGCCTTGTTCTCCTGCCAATGACATTCGGGAATGAAATATCGGTCATAGCCTGAGCCGTTGAATCTGTAGATTGTACAGGAGCTTTCAGGGATAATAATCATCTGCGACCACCTCTGTACAGCAAATCGGTGTCGGCAAGATACTTGTAAATTGTGTGTCTGACAGCCTTTTTATGGGCGGTTTTACGCTCTTCTTCGGACACATAGCTTACGGATTCATCACCGACGCTTGCAGATGAAATTCCTGAATTTGCGGACTGCTTTTCATCGTTATATACAAGCTCTGCAAGCTCACAACAGCAGAGTTTTACGCTTTCGGGAATATTGTTCCTGTCAACATTTTCGCCTGTGTATGCCTTAATGAGCAGGGTTGCAGATCGTGCATAATAATCAAAGGCGGAAACAATGACCGCCTTTCTGCCACAGAGATATTCAGAAATGTAATAGCCTTCATCGGCATAAGCGGTCATAGTAACACTCCTTTAAGCCTCTACGGCTGAATGGCAGTAGATACCTGCCTTTTTATTCTCGTAAACATCGGCAATACCGACCATACGATAACCAAACTTCCAACCGTCAGAACTCTGATTAACTGACGGCTCAATAACCTTTGTGTCAAGGTGCTTTGTGAACTGAATCGGAGCAGAGCCGTGAATAATCATAAAGTTGATATTCTTGCCCGAAGTCGCCTTTTTGTAACCGCCTTTTTCCTTGCTTGAGGATGTGCCGTCAAGCTGTTCAATTGCTGTATAGAATCTTGACTGCGGCACAAGTGTGGTATCTGCAAAACGGCTGAGAACCTCCCTTGACTTTGTTGTGTCAAGGTCCTGCACAAGACCGTAAAGCGGTGATGTGATGAAAAGGTGTCTGTTCTCGAAAGGAACTTCGTCCTCATCCATTTTTGTTGAGGCTGTGCGGAGAGCCTTTACAACCTCTTCGCCTGTTGTGAGAGTTGCACTCACGGAAGAAATACCGCTTGTACCGGCATACTTTGCAAAGCGGAAAGCGTCAAGCTCGGGAACAACCTTTGTGCGGATAAACTCGCCCGAAAGTCTGCCGAATGCAATGCCTGCCGTTTCTGCGTTGTCCATTGTGTCAACCGTGAACATTCTGCCACGGTCAAAGTTACATTTCACGGTTTCGTTCGTAAGCTCAACATCGCCGTCAACATAACCGCTGTTGCGTGAGTAGTCTGCAAGACCGTCCATTGTGAGCATCGGAATGATAAGCTCGTTTGCGTTAGCGCCCTGTGTTGCAAGGTCTGACGCACCGTCAATTTTGCTTGTGAGTGCAGACTGCTTATAGACCTCATCAAGCAACGCTGTGTACTGTTTAAAAAGTGCAATTGTGTTTGCCATAATAAAATCACCTCATAGATTTAATAAAATTATTTCTTTTCGGCAGAAAGTCCCATAGCCGCACGCATTGACGCAAGCGGATTTGAGCCTGTACCGCCGTTACCTGTTTCGGTTGCACCGACAGGATTCTGAAAAGGCTCATCAGAACCGAACATATAGCCGTTTTCGGACTTAACCTGTTCGAGAGCCTTTTTGATGTCATCTGCCTGATTTTTAGATGTTTTCAGGTTTTCAAGGTCAAGCAGAGCCTTGACAGCCTTTGCATTTTTCGCACCGCTCTTTGAAACAGCGGTGTCAAGGACAGAGTTAAACTCCATATCGGCGATTTTTATCTGATACTCGTTTTCCTTTGTTTCAAGTTCGCCGTTGAGCTTTTTGATTTCGTCCTTTAGCTCGTCCACATTGACACCCTCAAACTTTTTGAGTGCAGTCTGCGCAGTTTCAAGCTGTGACTTGTAGTTGTCCCTTGATGTGCGGAGCTTTTCAACCTCTGACACGGTTTTGTAATTATCCGCAAAGGCTTTTTCAAAGTCTACCTTTTTATCTTCGGGAACTGTAAAGCCGATTTCGGAGAGAAGTGTGTGTATATTCTTCATAGTAAATCCTTTCTGCATAGCTTGTATTCCGCTTTGCCTGCGGTAGAAATTCAGCCGTTATAACCTACGGCAGGGTAAAATAAAAGCACCTATGCAATCAAATGCAGGGGTGCTTAATCTGTTTTTTCTGTTTTAACTGCTTTGGCTCTCGGCTTTTTGGGAGCGTCAGGCTTGACCTCTTCTGCAAAACCGCCGTCAATGAGTTCCTTTGCTCTCTGCTCGGAACATTCAAAAACTTCATTCACAGGTCGGGTTACATAGCCGTTCTGTTTATCATTAAATGATGTTGTTACTCTGATTTTCATTCTGTCACCACCTTTAAATTGTAATAAAAAAGCACTCTGATTTCTCAAAGTGCTGATTTGATGTGTTAAATTTTGTTACGGCAAGTTACAGGCAAGTTAAGCAATGCCGTGAACAAGCCGTTTTTCTTACTCTGAACATATTCTCGGCAAGTTAAACAACAAAACCGCCCTTTTTACGGAGCGGTTAGATAAATGGGTCATTGCTAATATAGCCGTCTTCTATTAAGCTTTTAAATATATGAGCTTGTTCTTTTTCAAAAGCAGTCAGTTTTTCAGAAAAACCTATTAATTTGTACCTATGTTGTCCATTAACTACATACGGTTCAAAAATTCCAATTCCAGAAGAGAAAAAAGGTTTCTTAATAAGATTAAGGTATTTTTTATATTCAACAACTACTGATTTTGGTGCATTATCGTTTATCAAAAATGCACATCCGTATTGAATAGTACCTGTATTATCAATAGCGTATTTTGCACTATGATAAAACCAATCAACGGGATTATCTATCATTGTTCAACCACCTTTAATGTCATAAATCGTTCAGTCTTTTTTTCGTAATTACCTTTATAATCTTTTACAGTTATCTCTCGTTCTCCAGCGTCAACAACTTCATATGTTGTATTCTTATCAATCAAAAATTCGAATTCAGCAGGACTATCTGAAATTTTGTATAGATAAGCTCCCTTAGTTTCCTTTGGTGCAATAATTTCCAGAGTAGTTCTCGTTGGCTTATCAATTCCACCAAATGCTAACTGTGTATCAGAACACAAGGTTGTGCTGGTAAATCCCTTCTCAGTAAATTTTTTACCAATCATTTTACGCATATCTTCAACCGATGAAGTCGCATTCGTAATAAAATCCACATTCCCCACGGACCGTTTTAATTTTAAAGGTTCGTTCAGCTTGAATTTCGATAGTTCTTTTGATATCTCATCACCAACACCATTAAGGCTACTCACATACTTTTCACCATAGCGTTTTTTAACCTTTTCAAGAGACTCTCCACCTCTTTCAAGAGCGTTGATAATGTCGTAATCACCACCTGTATATTGGTAAATAGAAGGGTTATCATCTCGACTGAACGATACATCTTTATTTAGTTCATAATAATCATTCTGCCAATTTTCAAATTCTTCAACATTACTCAAAGACAGTTGTTTTGTTTCTTTAATTATATCATTATTTTCTGCCTTTTCAACAGTTTTTTTCTGAACATCTGATTTCTGACTTGTGCCTGTATCTATTTTTTTACTCTTTTTCTTTGCTTTTTTTGCTTTATCGTGCCACTCATCGGCTCGGGTTTGGGCAATGCGTTTATTGTCCTCGTCAAGGCTGTATTCGGCACGGCGGTCAAAGCGTTCTGCCTTTTTCGGGAGTTTTGAGCCTAAGGCATTTTTGCCGTCAACGGTTACTCTTTCCCATTGCTGAGGCAACCCCATAGCCTTGGAAAACTTTACATATTCATCCTGTCGCTGAAAGTATTTTGCCTTTGCACCTGTGATTGTATCGTCATCGGCACCGCCCTGTGTGAGCAGTTCAATCTTCTGTCGGTCGGCACGCATTGCGGTTTCAAGCTGTCTTTGCCTCTGCTGTGCCTCATATGCCGTGTACTGTCTGCCGTTGTATTCTTTCGGCGTGTTCTCTTCCTCGTTCATACGGTCAAGTTCTTCTTCGCTGTATGTCGGGGTATCAATGCCCTTGATGAACGGCGAATAGCTGTGATAGCAATTAGCACCGCAAAGACCTGTGACCGTACCCAATCCGCAGACGGTTTCAAGCTCCTTTTTGCTGTACACTCTGCCCTGCCACACCTGATGTGTCGGTCTTGCACCACGGTGATAGCTGACCTCGAAATATTCCGTGCCGAGCTGTTCGGCGTTGTCCTCGTTGACCTTTGCGACAACCTGATTAAAGCCTGTCATCAACGCCCTGCGTGCCGCCACATCAACACGATTGCTCCAACCGCTTGCATAATCAACGGTGCGCAATCCACTGTCGGTCATAGCTTTAACCGCTTTTTTGAGGACTGTGTTATAATCAACCGCACCGCTTGCAATCTGCATAAGTCCGTTGTCAAGAGTGCGTTGGTAAAAGTCCGCAAGTGGAGTAAATGACAGCGTATTGTCGGCATTTCTCACGGCGAATCCAAGTGAGCCTGTAATGTTCCTGTACTCCGATTTTGTCTGATTTTTGACCGCCTTTACAAGTTGTTGCAACTGTTTATTTTCTGCATAAGGAATATACTCTTTGCCCTTGCTTGTATAAAGCTCCTCATTTCTTGCATATCCCGATTTCACGACTTCGTCATAGATTCTGTCGATTTCATCGTCAGACACATCGAGCGTGCTTTGAATAAGGCTGTCTATTTCATCCTTACTCACGCCCAATTCATACAAGCGGTTTATCTGCCAATCGGCGGCAGAGGTTATCTCCTCACCGTTAGCTTTCAAACGCTCCGTAAGGTCGGACATAATATTTAACTGTAAACTGCGGTACAACTGTTCCATAGCCGAGGGCAAAGCCTCAATTTCAGTCGGAGTGAACATTATTCGATAACCTCAGAGGACTGCGGAAGATTCTTTTTCGCTGTCTTTTCGTCCTCTCCATACCACTTCATACGGTACTCATCAGGTCGCATAATACCAAGGTTTAAATCCTGAATATCCTGCTTGCGTTCGGTTTCTTCATCGGTCAGAATACTGTCCTTGAAATCGCATACAAACGAATAACCGCTTGTTGTCAGCGAATTGTAAAAGGCAAGAGCATACACCAAGTCATCAAGGCAATAGCGAAGTTGCTTCTGAATTGCCGACACGGTGTTGTACTTTCTGTCCTTTGCCGACTTAATCTCCGTAGCAGTCTTTGCAACTGTTTCGGGGTTTGAAAGGTCACCGTATGCAAGACCGACCGCAAATTCAATCATACGCAGATATGTATTCAAGCCGTCCGTAATGTCGGACTGTCGGAACGCAGGCGAAAAGTCCTTGAACAGTTCTTCGTCGCCCAAATCCACATCAACGGCACGGTACAAACGCCTGTTAAGTCTGTCGGCTTTGCCGTCCTTAAACACGGCAGAATCAACATGAATCGCACGCTCTCCGCTTTCAAACTCCCAGTCAAGCCGTCCGAACTGCATATCGGCTTTCTGAATGATTTCAAGTCCGCTGTCAAAAATCGACATACCGCATGATGAGCCGTCAACCGTGTTTTTAATCGGCACTCTGAAATAACCGAACGCAGGTCTTTTCATATCGGGGTATGTGACCGCAGGCGGTAAGTCTGCCCACTCGTCAATGACAGCGAGAGGAATTTCAGTACCGAGAACCTCGGATGATGACGAACGGTAAGCCGTGTTAGTAACAGTCAAGCCCTTGTCCTTGTCAAGGCTGTGATATTCAAGCCTTGTGTAGTAGTTGTCACCGATTTTCTTAAATTCGGGGAAGATGACCTTTACAAGCCTGTGCTTTGCGTCAAACTCAATCGGCACAAAAGCATTTGCCGAGATATATTGCACCCTGTCACCGCCCAAAGGCTTGATGACCATTGCACCCGTTGCAAGACCTGACTGTAACTCCGAATTAAGCTCCTCGGTTGCAGTTTCAAACAATTTTGACAGCGTTTCATTTGAGATGTTAACCGTCATTTCGTTAAGTGTAATGTTAGCAAACTCCCTTGTGATTGACTGCTCAAGCCTCAAACTGATGACATTTTCATCAAGCCACGGAGCTTTGCCAACATAGCAGTTTTGCCACACGGCGATAGCCTTTTGCATTTCTGCTGTAATCGCAAGCCGTAAATTAAGCGCCTGCCGAATATTTTCAAGCGGAAACATTCGCCTCCACACTCCTTTCAAAAAATCTATAAGTCCCATTTCACACCGCCTTTATAAACCGTTTCATATCCCTTTCAAATGTGTATTCAAAGCCGTCAAGGCTGTCGATATCTGTTGAACCGTCATCAAGCCGTTCATCGTCAAGTTTTTTATCATTCCACACAGCCTCACAGAGAGCCGTTTTAAGCGTTTTGCAACCGTCGGCATAAAAGAACCTGCCCGAGCCCATAAGTCGGAGCGTACAGCGAATACGGTCTTGTATGGGGTATTTCCTTGCAGGTCTGACAATTGTTTCGGGAAAAGTCTTTTCAAAGGCTCTTTTAATACCTCTGCCAAGTACGGTTTCGGCATTATCCCAATAGACAAAATCAACCTTTCCGCATAAGTCAAAAACAGACTGAGCAAACTCAATTGCCAGCCTGTCTAGATCGTTACTGTCATATTCTCCGAAATATCTTTCGCTCTTCAAAGCAATAAGATTTCCGTAATTTTTTGTTTTTGCCGTTGCGACAAAGGCGTGTCCTGATTTGTTACCGCCAAAGTCAATGCCGATTGTTATATCCCAAAGTTGAGATTTTAAAAACTGCCTTATTGGCACATCGGGATTTATTTCATCGACAATCTGACAGCAAAAGTCTTTTGGATTGTCGGCAAATCTGCGGTAAATTGCACCCTCTGCACGCACCCACTTGCCGAGAATAAGGCGGTCATAATAAATCGTTCCCTCGTATTCGTTGCAAAGGTTCTGAACAAACTCCTTTGAAAGAAAACTGTTGTCAAAGATTGTATATTCCTGCAAATAAATATCTGCGTCGCTGTCAATAAACTTTTTCAGCCAATGCGTAGGGTGTTCAGGGTTTAAACTGCCGTCAAAGCAGGAATACGGCTTGTCAAGTCGGGATTTCAGCATATTGAAAACATCTTCGTTCCACTTTGCAACCTCATCCCCGTATATATACTTTGCAGACGCACCCTGAATTTTTGCAACCTGACTGACCTTTTCCGCACCGAGACAATAGACATCTTCACCGCATACCTTTGCAATATTTCGGCTGTTGATTGTACCCACAATGTCGGAAGAGTAACGCTCACGCATAGGCTGTAAAACATTTCGCTCAATTGTTTCCTTTGATACGCCTATGATAAAGCACAAGCCGTCCTTGCCTATTCTTTCACGGATACGCATAGGAACAATACAGGTGACATCAACAAAGCTTTTGCCCGAACGAACGGCACCGCTTTTAATGTTCCAGCGGTGTACGGCATTTGCAATGTATTCCTTTTGCTTAATCGTGTACGGCATCGTCCTTTACACTCCTTTTTGCGTCCTCTCTGATTTCGTCAAGAATGTTGTCGAGCTTTTCAAGTGCGGTTGTGTCCGCCTCGTCCTTCTGCTTATCTCGCCACTTGTCGGGACGGCGGTTTTTGAGCCAAAATATCTGTGCCGTGGTGTTGCCGTCAAGTGCAGACGACAGTAACGCATTTTCAACCTGATAATCGACAACCTCTTTGCCCTTTTTTAGGGCATTACAAATATTACCATAACGCTTTTTCCATTCCCACAAGGTCTTTGCGGTAATGCCCATATTTTTAGCAATCTGCTCATCGGTCAGACCGTCCCTTGCCCAACCCTCAAGCAGTAATAAATTTTCCTCTTTCAGCCATTTTTCATACTTTCCCTTTGCCACCGTCACCACCTCTCTTTATTAAAAATTCTAAAAATCAGCAAACGAAAAGACAGCACATTGCTGCGCTGTCTTGTAGCAAGCGTCCGGATTTGCACCGGAAATTCATATCGCTATGCGTGTTCCTCACAACACAAAACCGCCCTCAAGCGAGAGCGGTCTGTGCGATTTTTTTAGGGGGGACATAAATGCCTATGTCGTTTTGTTGCTTTCTTCAGTTTACATTATATCACCCTGAAACCGAAAAACCGAACAACTTTTACCAATGGTGGCGATTGCACATAATTCTTATGTTGTCGGGGGTATCGATTCCGCCTGTATCGGCTGCAATCTTCGCCCAGCTGTATTTTAATCCGAGGTGCATAAACAGGCAGTTTTCCACAAAATCGTCCCGTGAGAGGCTGTTCAGAGCCGAGTTCCTGCGGATTTCAAGGTTCTGAATATCACGCTGAATATCGGCAATCTGCACCACCGCATTGCCCACTCTGTCGGATGTCTGACCTGACGGAACAATTCGTTCACCCAGCGTCACCGCCGTGTTGTCCGCCTCAGCCTGAATCCGTGCCATTTTCGCCCTGAGCCGTGAAATCTCTCTGTTAATGTCCTTAATCTCTCTCGCCGTCAATCCATATCACGCTCCTCGTCAAGCATACCAAGTTTCTGTGCCAACGCAACAACAGCGGTTACAATCAAATACAAATCCTTGCCTTTGATATTGCACATACTAAAACAAACATCGTCCTCATCGTCAGAGTCACTAAAATCAATAACAAGTCCCTTTGTAATCGTCTTGCTTTCATTGTTATCGTAATTAACGGTAATGTTTTTAATATCTTTCATTTTCTTCTACCTAGCTTTCAAGCCAATGTAAAGTGCAATTATAACAGTTCGAGAACGAGCCTTTGCACTTACTCTTTTTATTAAAATCAGTATCATATTCAGCAGGGCACATAAGCATTAATGCCATATCCTCAACGCTCATCTGCTTAATCTTTTCAAAGTTGGTAATTTTCTTTTTCTCAAAATCTTTACATCTTTCAGCGTAATTGCTGTTTGAACTGTATGGTTTCACACATTCTCCACATTTCTTACATTGACTGCATATCATTCCTGCTCACCGTCCTTGTTTTCGAGAAAATATGTTAAGTTTTTTTCATTCAATTTGTCGATTAATGTGTAAAGTTTTGCAACAGCCACGTTACCGTTAACAGCATAATCGCAAAACCATTCTTCCAGTATGCTTTCAATATCTTCAAACGAGACCATTATCATTCACTCCTTATCCTTTTTTTCGCCATATCCGCAGTAAAAATCAAGAGATACGTTCATGTGTGTAATTTGGCAATAGCCGTATTCTCCTATACAATTATCAGTACAAAAAGATAAATTTGGGCAAAACTTTTTACAATCCTTACACCTGACAATCTCCTGCACGTCTGCGGTGGGCAAGTTCTCAACCATATATAAAAATTCTTTATACGCTAATACCATTTTAGGCGCAAAACTGTTACAATCACGGCTATAATCATCTATTCTCAACTTGATTCTTTTTATAATTTCTTCACGCTCTATGTATTCTTTTTCAGCCATTGTTTTCACGCTCCTTGAATTTGTTTCGTATATATTTCGTACCATAATGTTTTACGCAATCAGGACAAATGTCATATTTACCGTAAACAGTTTTCCAGCCTTCACTACGGTGCATACGTCTAAACCAATCTCTACTGATACAATCAGACATTCTTTCGCAAGTTGAGATATAACCAGTACCACAAATATCACAATTAAACCTTGTTGTGCAACTAAACATTGTTTTCACGCTCCTTTAATGCTTTTTCGGCTTCTTCTCGTCTTAAAAATACGGTTTTACCAAACGCTCCAAAACACGGTTGATATAATTTGTTTTTATCCGTAATCAAATTTGCATTATAACTCCCATTTGATAACGCAAACCCGATACATTCCATTTCTGTTATATCAGGTAGCTTATTTTCACTGGTTGGAATAACAAAACATTTCTGAAGAAATTTACACGGCAACTCCACAAATCGGGTGCGGTCTTTAAAACATTTACAGTGGTAGTAAAAAGTTTCGCTATCCCAAAATGTTCTTGGTACTTGACTTTTACAAGCCTCATAATGTAAGCAATCCTTACAACTTGCCATTGTCTTAATCCTCCTTAGGTAATTCAGGTAACGGCATCCAGTGAGTGACGGCAAGCTCGCACTTATTGTTTACTTCTTCGCTTATGTATTTATGTCCAAAACAGTAGGTAGTTGCCCATTCTCCGTCAATATACCAGCCTGTGTTAATCCAATGATGAACGAGTCTTTTCTCCAAATGTATGCCGTAAAATTCAATTTCTCTGATGAGTAACAATACATCTTGTTCTTCATCAGGCAGTCTGTCTTTAACGCTTATCCATTCACTTGCCATTGTCAGCTCTCCTTAGTCCACTGTTCTGCCATAGCTTTTGCTACTCCGACAGGCGTTTTACTTCTCATTTTTGAGCATTCTGAGGTATTCCAACTTATAACTCTACCGTCAAAATGACTTTTAAAAATTCCGTGTGTTATTTTTGAAATCGGCAAAGGAGCTTTTCTCGTTGGTTTAAGAGGAGGTAATCCTTTCAACCAAAGGCAAGTCTTTTTACATTCTGTTTCACCCTCAAAATCGTATGGATTGTAAATGCAATCAGGCTTTCTATATGCTGTTGACATAATTCCTTGAGGATTTTCAATTGCGATTTTCTCACAATCAGCAAGAGCTATTTGCATAAAAAATACAATTGCTTTTTGCTGTTCAGAAATCTTCTTTGAGCGGTATTTTTTATCGCCGTAGTATAACCACCTCTGCCCGGCAGTACATAATCTCGTGCAAGCTGGGTGAGCGATAATCATATCCCATTTGCCATCAATTGTATGCAACTCACCGTCAACAGTTTGAAATGAGCAGTTGCCATTTAGTAACGGTAAAACATCTTGCTTTATATGCCATTCAGGGTGACCGCCTGAACAGTCAATGATGTCACAGCTAAAAGCATTATGACCGAGCCTTCTAAATTCAATAGTCACCCTCTGCGATTCCTCGCAGGCGACTAAAATGTTCATTTGTCATCTCTCCTGTTCCAAGCTTCGATTGCTTCTGATTCTGTTTCAAAACCTATTGAGCTTTGTATATGAAATACATCATCATAATGTTTGATAAAATACCGTCCGTTCATACCTTTCGTTATGATGTATTCAGCACTTATTTCACCGCAAAACGGACAAGGCTTAATTTTCAGTTCAGACATTGTTTTCATTCTCCTACAAGCTTGGGATTATCGTATATATTCCCGATAACTTCAATATCTTCGGGATAATAATGTTTTCCGAGGCTTTCATAGATATTGTCGTACTCAATCCCAAATTCAGTTTCGTTTGCATCGTACTTTACAACCCCATAGCCGTCACCGTCTGAGCGGTCAGAAAAATCAATGATATCTCCCTCAAAAATTTTTGTGCCATTCTTGTCGGTCAAGCCTGTGTACTGTCCGACTGTTTCGGGGTCTACCGCACCATAGCTGCCTAAAACGGTTGCATCGGGTGTTATACAGCAACCTTGTTTAGTCACAAGCAAATTGCCCTCTGACCACTTACCGTTAGCTATCATCTTGCCTCTGAATAAATATTCTCTCATCACTTAATCCACCTCTATTTCCAAATTAAGATAGCTTTCGTTATCTATCTCGTTTCTCAATTTCTGTCCATAGTCAATGCCTTTGTATTTTAATGCCATAGTTTTATCAAATTCTTTGTGCATTTTAATAGAGGCATATTCTACATTGTTCTTGTATTCCTCGGTAAATTCTTCTGCCCCATCTTTAACATTTGCAATATATCTCAGGGCTTCAAGATTTAATTTATAAAGTCGCTTTGCTCCGAATCCGAAATGGCGACTCAATATTATGGAAGCAAGTTCCAGCCCGTAACCGATACCGGTATCAAACATTTCACCACGAATACGATCTTCGTGCTGTTTACTTCTTAATTTCCAGTTGCTTTTCATTTATCACAACTCCTATTTATATTTCTTTTTGTTTATCATACAAACATATCCACCCCAAAGGGACCTGCCTAACATACGGACACTTTTTACAACAATAGACACATATGTATAAGCCTTTTTTTGAATATGGACATTTCCGTATGCTACATGGATGATATTCGTGTTTACACTTTCGACAAACCTGCAATTTCATAATCAATCACCCAATTGCAGATATTTTTCAATTGTCTGCTTTGCTGATGTACTGCCATAACATACCTTTACGGCGTATCCGCACCGTGAAAGATTCTGCAACCATTTATCCTGATGTTCAGAAGTCTTATTGTTGCCGACTTTAAGCTCAATATATAAGCCGTGATATTTACCTTTTGGCACAGCAAGGCATAAATCTGGAACACCTGCCCTAACTCCTTGCCTTTTAAGATGTGCGGCTTCGGCTTTATCTCTTCTGCCACCATTTGGAACAGCGTACAGCATTGAAAGTTCAGGATGTATTTTCATTTGCACACATTTATCCACCCATTTAATGAGTTTACATTGCTCCTGTGCTTCAGACATCATTTTCATTTCCTCTCGTAAAACGGTAATTCTTATTTTTATCGGCTTTAATAAAAATTTTCGGATTAGCCATTTCTGAAATTCTACTGCCTAAAGCCTCATCAATCTGCGAAATCTGTTCAAGTGATAATTCAGATGTTATGATAGTCGGCAATCCTTCATTGTATCTGTAATTGATAATCTTAAATGTAGCATTGACATCAGCTGTTGAGACAAAATCGCCCCTGCGAGTTTTAAAGAAATCATCAATGTAAAGAATTTCCGCTTGCTTATATGAATTTATGAGAGCTTCATACACCTCTAAATTACTCGATGCCTGCTTGATTTTGGTAATATCATCCTGCCAAAGCATATATTTAGGTGCTTTGCCTTTTTTGAGTAATGCTCCGACAATAGCCGTACATATATGTGTCTTTCCACAACCGGGCTGACCGCCGAAGAAGAACCAATCAGAGCATTTATCAATGTACTCATATGCTTTATCTTTCACATATTTCTGCCAATCTGAGGTTGTCTTGTAACTTTCAAAAGTATATCGTTTAAAAAGTTTTTGAAGACCGCTGTTCTGCATTCTGTGAAGTTCATCTCGAATTTTCATACAATCACATTTGCAAGCAACCACATCATATGTAACCTGCCCGAAAGGCGTTTCGCCTGCCTTTACACGGTAAATATAGCCTCGGTTCATACATTTCTCGCACTCATAGCCAATGAGCTTACCGGGTGTTGAGTTAAACACTTTTGCTTCTTGTTCGGCTCTTTCTCTCGGAGTGAGTTCTTTAGAAGACTTTCTCGCCCGTTGGATAATTTCCTCCGCTCGCTGTGGTGACATTATTCTTGACATTATCGCTTGGATTGAATCCATATCCTACACCTCCTCTGTCTTGGACCTTATTAAGCCATTTAGTAATGAACCCTTTAATGCCGGTTCTTGTTTTTCTCCTGCTCGGATTAGCTTCGAGCCACCCCAACATCGAACGCAATTGTTGTTCTACATCAACAGCAGGATACAAAATTTTGTAGTGCTGAACATCAGATTTTGAAACTGAATAATTACTCTTATCGTTCAAAGGTAATGTAATAAAAATATTTTCACCGGCGGTGTCGGCTGCATTTGCAGACGGCATCGCATAATAATTATTTCTATTTACTTTACTTTCCTTTACTTTACTTTTCTTTGTGTCGTTCTCGGAGAGATTATGTTCATTCTCGGAGAGATTATGCTCATTTTCAGGTATAACTATATAAGCCTTTGTTTCTTCCGTTTTCAAAAGCCAATATAATCTATTTATTGTGCGACCTCGCACGGAGCGTTTTTCGATAGCGTACATATATCGTTCTTGCATCATTTTGTTGGTCAGTATGCTCTCCCTATCAAACAGCCCGTTATCAAACAGCCCAATTCGTAAGCAAAGCTTAACTACCTGATTTACCGTATCTGATTTAATTCCACCGCTCATTCGTTTCGCTATCGTGGCAGCACTGGTTTCTTCTCGCCACTCATAATAGTAACCATTTGTTGCATAAGCTTTGGTACAAATCCAAAAAAATACTCCAAAGCCGTCCCAACCCTGTGCATCAATAAGCACATCAAATCTCTCATCATCATCGAACAAGTGAACATCCCAAGCCGCAAAGTCAAGCCCTCGCTTTGGTTGTCCAGCCATTCACTGTATCACCTCTTTCTTTTTGTATTAAGTTTCAGCTTTGTACAAAGATATTCATCAAGCTCTATACCGTAGATTTTGTACTTATCAAACAGCTCTTTCTCGTGCCAATGTGCTTCATCGTGATGTTTTCTGCAAAGGCAAATGGCTTTCAGTCCAGTATGAACTATCTGTTCTCTATCTCGTCCCATACCAACTCTGTCTACATGATGAACTTCACTGGGAGCATTGCATATGGCACATTTACGGTTTTCAAGACAACTATACAAGTATCTGCCTATGTCATCGGTAGCATTAAGCAGAGTATCTCTTGTTCCGATATTTTGATAGAAGCAAAAATCTATCAGATAGCTTATAAAATCTCTTGCAACGCTTTTTTCACAATCAGACAGTGAAAAGTATTCAATGCCAAACTCACCGCAGAAATTAAATTTGAAATATTCTTTAATCCATTCGGGATTATCTCCGCACCAAAATGCTATATCTCTGATGATTGCGTATATTTTCCTCCGCTGTTCGGCAGAAATCGTGCGTCCGTCAACAATTCTGAGTTCAACCTCGTGGACCTGTTTCTGTGCAAGTTCTCTGCCGATACGGTCGTGTGGTCTTACTATTAAGTTATATCCGTCATAAGATACTATGTTAGCTGATGTAATCATACTAAAGCCTCATGTTGATGCATGTAAACAAAGGAACTGTTTTGCCCCATTTGCTGATACAACCATTCGTCACACTTTTCTTTGCTCAAATGTGTACGAAGAACTCTGTCTTCGTACACATATAGGCCATTTAATCTTTTATCTTTTATTCGATTGAGTAATTCTGCTTTTGAGTAGTTAGCTTCAACAAGATACAAATTGTAGTTTTTAGCCGTAATATGAGCAATCTCCGATGTATCAGTTGCGTATATAACTTTATATATCCCTTGTTGAGTGCGAAAGTGTAACTTCCATCCGATGTTTGGAACATCGTGCCGAAGTGGTACTGCCGAAAAAGTAATGTTGCTTATTGAGTACCATTTATCCTGTGCGACAATAAATGAATTGTTTTGAAAGGAGGTATCACCTAATAAAAAAAGCTTTTTGCAAAGATAATTGGGGTAAATTATCCTAATAAGAGGGTGTTCGGAAAGTAGTCGCTTTAGAGTGGCAACATTGCAATGATCTCCGTGTTGATGAGTTAAGAATACATATTTAACTCGGTCAACCACTTTACACTCAACAAGTTTGCTAAACGGCACTCCGCAGTCAATCAAAACCTGACCGTCAAGAAGAACTGCGTTGCCCTTAGAGCCTGTACTGATTATCTCAACATCAATCATCTCACTCTGCAAGATCATCAATAGAGAACTGTTCTTCATCCGGTTCAGATGAAGATGAATTGTAAATTTCAGGTGTTTCAGCAGGAACTTCTGCATCGATCATAGTATCGGTGTCATAATCGGGAGTTCCGTCAGCATTGATAATATGATTATCAGCTTCATATGCTGTCTGCATTTCAACACTCATAATACCCCATTTGCTTATAAGCTGTCTGAGCATTGTCTTTTTTGCCATAGCATCAAAATCCTTTGCCCAAAATGTATAGCTTGTACCCTTCTTGATATCATTTGCATATCCAGCTGAATACTTCATAGCGTGCTGTTTCATCTTATCCTTACTCCAGTAAAGAGCTTTCTCAAAGCCGTTTACATAGCGAAAATAAGCATAATATCCGATTGTTTCAGCTGTTTCACGCTCTGTTTCATCTTCAATCATTTTGATTGTAATTTCTTCTGTAAGCGGATCCCAATTGAGAAGTTCTCCCTCTTTGATTTCCACCACATTAAGTCTTTTATACTGTCCTGAACGGATAGCAAGCTGAATATAGCCACGATAACCAAGAACGAATGTTGCTGTTGTACGATTGTTCTTACGGTCCTTAAACGGAACCATGTAATACTGTCCGAGCTGTGGTGATGGTGGCAAGCCGAGCGAATGTCCGCAAAGAGCCGCCGAAAGAATTGTAGCTGCATCGCATTCTTCGAGTGCAGGATTTGTACTCACCACAGATGTGATAGCCGCCGTAAATTTCTGAATTTCCTTCGGGTCTTTCATTGAGTTTGAAAGACTTTTCTGAAAAGCCTGTGTCTGGAGCATTGACGAAAACTTCGGCTTTCTCTGCTGAATCTGATTGTTTTGATTATTATAATTACTCATAGCGTAATCCCCTTTCGTTGATTAACTGCTTAACAGTGAGTGCAAAATCTTTAAGCTGTGATTTTGTACCGTAAACCTTGAATGACAATGATAGGACTTTTTCATCCTGCTGTGCCTGTTCTGATATTTCTTCAACCGGAGGAGCAACTTCTTCAGGCACATTTGCAACAAACGGTTCATATTCGTCAAGAGTGTTGCTCACAGCCTGCTCGGCTTTTTCACGCTCTGCTCTTTCGGCTTCTGCCCTTGCTTTTTCTTCTTCAATAGCCTTGCACCTCTCGGTTACGGAAGTTATTGCAACCGATACATTCAAAGACCGCTTATACTCGTACAGGATTTCGTCCTTGTGCTCCTGCGTTGCGATAAGCTTTAAGTCATCCATAATCTTGTCAAGGTTAGATTTTATAGTTTCTTTAAGCTTTTTGAGAGATACGCTCATAGTAATGTTTAAACTAACCTGCTCATATGCCACAAAATCAATACCGAGTGATTTTGAATACTCATCAAAATAGCTTTTTGATTTTTCGTACTTTTCCTGTTTAAGACCCTGCTCAATGGCGTCAACCTTACCTTTAAGGGCGGAATCAGCTTTCTTATAAGGCAATGACACGCAATCTTTGTAAACTGTTTCAAAAGCCTCATAAGGTGTTATTATTTCCGATTTAACCGCTTTTCGGCGAGTTTCAAATTCCGCAAATTCCTTATTGAGCGATGAACGCAACTTCTTGATTTCCCTGTAGTTTTCGTCTGTACATATCATTTCGCAGGCAGTGTTTACCTTTTTCTCAATTTCAGATTTAACCAGCTTGAGATTCTCGATGATGACAGGAATCTGAGCTACCTGAATTAAATCGGTTGAATCAGGTTCTGCATCATTAACTGTTGACAGATTTTTTACTTCTTCCATATCAGCAGTTTCAAGCAAATTAACGGGTTCTGTAATTTTGGTCATTTTATGTTACCTCCTTAATCTATTGACCATTCTTCCTCGGTAATGCCGTGAAAAAGTTCGGCACATTCACGAGAACAGAAAATATCATCATTTGTATCTCTGAAATATGTATAATCATATCTGAGTTCTGCGTTGCACGCTCTGCAATGCCCCATTACCAGTACTTGCGGTGCGTTTGGGCACATCGGATTACACGGAGTGCTTCTGCATACTTCGCACATTTTAATATCTCCTAACTATTGATTTTTCGATTCAATATGATATAATGAGCTTGTTTAAATTTCTTTTTGTTTAATCCCGTGTTGCTGTTCCTAAGCAATGCGGGATTTCTCTTTGCCTGCAAGTTGCATTTCAAACAACGCCTTTGATACTCTTTCAGCTCTGAGTTCTTCCCTGATAAGCTGTTCAAGGTAATAATCCTCAAGGCGTTCACCGTTTGCATCACCAAATCGGCTGATAATAACCGCCAACTTGTTCTTAGCGTGTGCCTTAGCAATTTCAAACTCAGATTCAGTGCATATGTATCCGTTTGAGGATATAAAATCAGTGTAATTCAAAATATTTTCCCACCTTTATATTTAATAAACATTTTGCTAAGGTCCGCAAAATGTTCTTTTCATCAAACAACCTTGTAGTCGTTGGCATTTTCAACCCCCACACATTCAAAACCGAAGGATTCGGATTCAGGCGTTTCAAGTGCTTTGAGCTTGCGTTTTAGCTCTCGGTTTTCGTGCTTGTAACCGCTTGACGCTGTTTTTTCAAGTGCAAGGTCTGTTCTTGCGTTTCTCAGTTCAATGCTGAGATGTCTGTTCTCTGCTCTGAGGTTTTCCACATCTTTGAGCAGTTTTCTGCGTGTCGGATAGTTTCTTAACCACATTTGTTACACTCCTTTCATTGGGTTTGAACCGAGAATATAATTGAGAAACGGTATTCTCGGAATACGGATAGATGTGCCGACTACAATTACATTGAATCCCAATTTTTCGGGTTCGTCCTTTGCCTGTTCACGCAAGTTTTGCGGAGCAACTCCAATAGCCTTTGCGGCATCTTCCGAAAGCAGATAGACATCACTGCTATCCATAATTTCTTTGATTTTTTTGTTCATCTGAACTGTGTCCATATGTACACCTCCTTAATTTTCGTTGGTAATTTTGTCTGAAACGATTTCGACTGATTCAACATCAGCAACGCTGAGAGCCAGTTTGAGCAGTACAACCTCGCTGACCGTTCGTGTTATCTGATAGCTTGTAACATACGGAATTTCTGTTCCGTCAATTTCAAGAAGGAACTTGTCCTTTGTGTCAATAAGTTTAAGTTTTGCCATTTTCTCACCTGCTTTTCGATATTTTATTGCTTTACACGACCTTAAATGTTATGATTAACTATGAAAGGAGGCATAAATATGAATGATATTTTATCGTGGTTGACTTTAATAATATCCGCAGTTTCAACCTTATGCACTTTGGTTCTGTCTTGGATATTATTTAAAAAGGAACAGAACAAAACCTATCTGAAAGAACGATATGAATTAGTGATTTTCCCCATATTCAACCTGCTTGAAGAACATTTGTACAAAAAGGAAATTACTTCTGAAATTAAACAAGCCGTTGAAAAATGCGAAGATATTATTGCCGATAATAAACTTATCGCAGGTGGAAAACTCAGCTATGTATTTTCTCTTCCATTAGATAAAATTAACTTTCAAAGCATTTCAAAATTAGTCGACAAAGAATATGACGATTGTTGTTCTGCTTTAGGAATTCCTTTAAGACCGTTAGATAAAAAGATGTATACATACAAAACACGAAACATAAAAGTTTTGATATTAGGAATTACTAAATATTCAATGCCATTTATTGCAATTTCACTATTATCAGCAATTTTGATTGCATTATTTGAATACTTCTTTCTTAAAGGATAACCTCTGCTTTGATAAGCATTGCTGTAATCAGCAGAAATAAGATAATTGCGTTGAGAATAAACACTACAAACATTAAAAACTTGTTCAATTTT